AAGTAATATCTGTTGTTTTGTCCGTTACAACTGCAAATGACGATGGCACTGCCTCGACTGTTGCTATTGGTACAGCCGCAGATGTCGATGCTTTCTTAGCTGCGACCAGCGTTCAATCTACTGGCACAACTTTTAGCGGTGTTATGACTTCCGCATCTGCTGACGTTGGAACTTCAGATGTAGCCATTATTGCTACATTTACAGCAACTGATGGGGACGGTACGGCGGGTGTTGCTCATGCTACAGTGATGTATGTCCAAAACAACAATCTGTTGTAAGGGAATAAATCATGGCTGGTCCAGTAAAGGCTTATTCACTAGCAGTAGCGACAGGCGCTTCCACTATTGGGGGATCGCGTGCTAGGCTTCGTAGTCTTGGCATTTATGCAACTGACGCTTCTACTTTCACCGTTACCAACGGCAATGGCGGCGCAACCGTTTTAACTGGCGCATTCCCCGCTGGCTACAATGAAGTATATATTCCTGATGACGGCATTCTTGTCGAAAGCGGTGTATATGTCTCTGCGTTTGCCGGAACTGGTGGCATCATGACCATCATTTTGAGCTAGGCAACAATGGCAAAGTCTCCTGCTTGGACGCGGAAAGAAGGCAAAAACCCTAAAGGCGGATTAAACGCCAAGGGCCGAGCTTCCGCGAAAAAGCAGGGGATGAACCTAAAACCACCACAACCAGAGGGTGGACCGCGCAAGGATTCTTTCTGCGCTAGGATGACTGGCATGAAGAAAAAGCTTACAAGTAAGAAAACGGCTAGTGATCCTAACAGCCGTATCAATAAAAGCCTAAAAGCATGGAAGTGTTAGAAAATGGCTATGTCAAGAAGCTCTATGTCCAAACAGATTGAGAAACCCGGATTGTATGCTAATATAGCTGCAAAGAAAAAGCGTATTAAAGCCGGGTCTAATGAAAAAATGCGTAAACCCGGATCAAAGGGCGCACCAACAGCGAAGGCTTTTAAAGAGTCTGCAAAGACCGCAAAAGTTAGGAAGAAATAGATGACAGTATCAGGATCTACAAACTTCGAGCTAGATGTAGCTGACTACATTGAAGAGGCTTTCGAGCGTTGTGGCTTGGAGGTCCGTACTGGCTATGATCTAAAGACAGCAAAGCGTTCTATGAACCTTCTTTTTGCTGATTGGGCCAATCGTGGCCTAAATCAATGGACAATTGAGCAGCGCAGCTTCACGGTCACCTCAAATGACGGTGATTACACGCTTGGCGCTGATGTTATCGACATTTTATCGCTTGTCGTGCGTCGTAGCGGCACAGACTACGCTATCAGCCGTATTAGCCGCGACGAATACCTGAATATACCCACAAAGACCACTCAGGGCCGTCCTACGCAGTATTTCGTTGATCGTCAGATCACTCCAGTGCTTAAAATATGGCCTTTGCCTGATAATAGCACTGATACGATACTTTATGACGCCTTAACGAGGGTAGATGACGCTGGTAATTACACCAATACTATCGGTATTCCCTTCCGTTTTTACCCCGCTTTAGCGGCTGGTTTGGCCTATTATATTGGCATAAAACGTGCCCCAGACCGCGTTCAAATGCTTAAATCGCTCTATGAAGAGGAGCTTGGCCGCGCAATGGAAGAGGACCGTGATCGCGCTTCTTTCCGCATTGCCCCTGATTTGAGGAATTATCGTTATGTCTAGATATGCCACAGGAAAATGGGCATATGGCATTTCTGACCGCTCTGGAGTCCGTTATAAGCTCCGAGAGATGCGAAAAGAGTGGAATGGACTGCTCGTAGGCAAGGACGAATGGGAGCGAAAACAGCCCCAATTAGAGCCTTTAAGGGCCACTGCTGACCCTCAAGCACTGCGAAATCCACGCCCAGATTCAGAGGCTGGACACGTTTATGTGTCAGTTGGCGACTATATATACCCTCCACCCCTTCATTTAGGCGGGCAAGCAGTTAGCTATGTCGGCATAGTAACGGTGATAACAACATGAGCTTTACATACGCACAACTGAAGCAAGCGATTCAGGATTACACCGAGAATACTGAAACGACGTTTGTTAGTAACTTGTCTATATTCATCCAAAACGCAGAGGAACGTATCCTAAAGACTGCGCAATTGGAGGT